CCGCAACGCTGAAGACCTACGCAGCAGGCTCGGACATCTCCTACCAGCTGCTCCAGCGCTCGACCCCGTCCTACGTCGACGCTCACACGCGTATCATGCTGAACTCCTACGTTCAGGTCACCGATATCGCATTCGTGAGCGCCCTGTACGCAGCACGCACCCCGCTCGCATACGACTTCGCAGCAGACACCGACGGCTCGGACTTCCGCGCCGCCGTGTTCGAGGCGTCCGTCAACTGCCAGACCGCCACGGGAATGCAGGCCGAATTCGTCCTGGTCTCGCCGGCAGTCTTTAAGAAGATCGGCGGCTGGTCGACCTTCTTCCCGAGCAACTACGGCACCTACAACGTGTCGGGCGTCGCTTCCGCCAACACCCTCGGCGTCAGCGTCTCGGGCCTCCCGGTCATCCTCGACCGTAACCTGGGCAACAACCTCATCATCGTGTCGAACCGTGAGTCGGCCAAGTGGATCGAGGACGGCCCCCGTCTCGCATCTGTCGAGAACGTCGCACAGCTCGGCCGCGATGTCGCGGTCTACGGCTACGGCGCATCGCAGATCATCTCCGGCGCTGGCATCATCAGCCTCGAAGATTTCTAAAAACCGCTGAGATAAGGGACGCGACGATATGGCACTCGTAACGGGTGAGGAACTAGCGGCAGCGCTGGACCTCGACTATGACCCGCCCGAGGAGCCCTACGATCAGGTGGCCGCAGCCGCCGACGATATCGTCGCGTCCCTACTCACGGACGGGGCCTACGAACTCGAGCCCCCAGCCTGCAAGGAAGCCGCCCTCTCGGTAGCAGTCGAGATCTACCAGGCACGCACCGCCGCAGGCGGGCAGGCCGTCGCCACAGACTTCAGCCCTGGGCCTTACCGCCTATCGGTCTGGATGACTCGGCGCGTCATGGCTCTACTCGGGCCCTACATGGACGTTAAAGGCATGATCGGATGACAGCCCTAGTCACCGAAGCCAGAGAGGCCCTTGTCGCGGCATTTACCGGGCAGGGCCTCCAGGTCTATACGACAGTTCCGGCCGTCCCTCGGCCGCCGGCCGTCGTGATCGTGCCGGATTCCCCCTGGATCACGCATGAGCGAGGCACAGCGCTCGGCTACCGTGTGCGCTGGCGTGTCTTAATCGTTATCAGCCCTCGCAACAATGAGGCCGCAACCCTGGACGTCGAGAACGCAATCGACCTCCTCCTACCGCTCATCCCCGCAGGATTCTCGTGGGATGTCGTAAACCCCCCGCAACTAAATGATGTGGGAGCGCAAGGCACCGTCTACACCACGGAGATAAACGTCTCCGTTTCTATGAAGGAGTAAAAAGATGTCCGTTGTCAGTGTTGCTGGTGCCGCGTTCACCGTCGAGGTAGGCGCCACTCAGTACGAAGAACAGATCACGACCGGCACCATCACCACCACGCCCACGATTATCCGTACCAAGACCCTCTCGGATGTCGCATTCAACCAGACCGACCTGAACTCGACGATCTCGCTCGATTTCCTCTACGACGAGAACGCCGGCATTTACGACGCTCTCCAGGTCGCTATCGCAACCCCCGCAGCTGTCGCCGTCACGGTCGAGTCGGCTACGGGCGTCTGGACCGGCGCGGCCATGTACATCGACTCCTGCGACGTCACCTTCGACGCCGCCGGAATCGCAACCTGCACCGTTTCCATGCAGGGCACGGTAACCTTCGCATAACCAACTAGAGAACGGGGAAACGCCATGTATCCAAGCATCACCGTAACAACGTCAGACAGTCCCGAGGCCGTCACCTACCAGATCTGTTCAGCCGATCTTATGGAGGCCGAGGAACTGTACGACAAGGCAAAGCGCAAGCCGGGCACCATGGGAATCCGCTTGATCTGCGCCTACATCCACGTGACCGGGGAATCACCTGCAAATCTGGCACAGGTCAAGGCCTGGGCGAAGGAAAAGGAAGTTTGGGCAGAGGACGCCGAGACGCCGGACCCTACCCAGCCGGATCAGTCCGGAGATTCATAACCCAAGTCGCCGTAAGAATCGGAAGGCCCCTCGAGGAAGTAGCGGCCTACGATCCCCGGCAACTAGCTACGATCGTGGAGGTGTTAGGCAATGGCTCCAGCCAAAGTGTTTGACACCTACGTCGACGGCCTAAACGACATTCTCCGAGCCTTCCGAAAACTGCCCAAAGAGGCCTCCGCCGAACTCAGGCAGGCCTCGCAGGCCGTAGCCGATAAGCACATGGCTCCAGCGTGGCGTCAGGCCGCGATTAACTATGCCGGGCCGTGGGGCGAAAGAATCGCCGAATCGGTCAAGGTGAAGAAAGACCGTGTGCCGGCCGTCAATATCGGCGGGGCCCGCAAGAAATTCTCAGGCGGCGCATCTCCGACCATGGTCCGGTACTTGTCAGACAAGGGCAACCGAGGCCGGGCAGGCGCCCAAAAAAGAGCACCCGAGGCATTCGGCGAAGGCACAAACTGGATCGAGAATGTCCGGGAATACCAAGGCGGCGCCATGCAGGAATGGGCTAAAGCCGTCGACCAAATAGTCCTGAAATGGAGTTACCTCTAATGGCTATCGGCAAGACCCTAACCGTCTACCTGGCCGCCGACGTATCCAAACTCCGATCAGGCCTCGCTCAGGCAGATAACAGCCTCTCAGGATTTGGCAACAAACTGACCAGCATGGTCGGCCCTGCACTAATCGGCGCGGCCGCAGCTGCGGGAGCGTTCGCCGTGGCCCTAGCGGTCGATGGTGTCCAGGCCGCCATGGCCGAGGAAGCCGAATTAACCAAACTCAGCACAACACTAGAAAACCTTGGATTTTCGGCAGCATCCGGCGAAATCAACACCTTCATCGACGACATGCAATTTGCCACGGGTGTCACGGATTCAGAACTACGGCCCGCTTTCGAGCGACTTTTGATATCGACCGGGAACGTAGCGCAGGCCCAAAAACTGCTAAGCGTTGCGCTCGATACTTCCGCCGGCGGCGGCAAGAGCCTGGAATCTGTTGCAAACGCCCTAGGCAAGGCCTATGACGGAAATTTCGGGGCCCTCAACAAACTAAACGCCGGCATTGACGCCTCGATCATTAAAAACAAAGACCTCGACGGCGCAGTACAGCAACTCTCGACCACATTCGGCGGCCAGGCAGTAGCGCAAGCCGAGACCCTCCAAGGCCAGATCGAGATCCTCGGCATCGCGTTCGACGAACTCAAAGAATCACTTGGCAAAGGTCTAATCGAAGGATTCACCAGCACCGGCGGAGGAATCGGAAACCTCAGCCAGAAAATGCGCGAACTACAGCCCGAAACGGAAGACCTCGGAAAGAAGCTAGGCGCACTAGCAAGCAACCTCCTCGACGCAGCACTCGGCGCAAAGGCATTCGCGGATCGCGGAAACGAACTACTCCAAGGCATTCTCAGTTTCGGCGGACCAGCATTCGAGCTAATCGGCAATGCAGCCCTCGACGCCCTAAACCCCATCCAGGGCGTGATCGACAAACTAGCGGGCGTCAATAAGGCAATCAACCCGTCGAGCGGTGCCGCGTTCCTATTCGGCGGGGCCGAGACCGGAGGCACGCCGACCGGCGCTTACGACAGCATTAACGCCATGGGCAATGCCATCTCTCGATTCAGCACCGAGGTAGAGACGGCGAAAAAAGAAGTTGGAACAAAGTCAGGCGGCGGTCTCACTAACGCTATCGAGAAAATGAATCCCGTTCTACGCGCCCAGATCGACCTTGTTAAGAGTCTGACGACTCAACTCGATGCGGCATCGAAGGCAGTCGAAACCGCCCGGCAAGAGATGTATGACTGGCAGAATCAGATGGCCAATCAGATTACCTCGGGCATTGACCTCGGCGCAGCGTTCGGCGCTCAATTCGATGCCGAAGGCAAATCGACCGGGCAGTCGCTAATCGACGGATTTAACAAGCAGATAGAGCAGGCGGGCCTATTCGGCGGCTACCTGCAAACCCTGAACACCCAGGGCGGCCCCGAACTCCGAGATGCCGTGGCCGGCCTGGGCCCAGAAATTGGGAACAAACTAGCCAAGCAGATTATCGACGAAGGCCTGGTAAAGACTTTCCAGGACAAGCTAGTTACGGTAAAGAGCACAGCCAGGACGGCCGCCGAGGCCATGACGCCCGAATTCCTGGTCGCTGGTGTGCAATCGGCCGTAAATTTCCTCATCGGCACTCAGAACGCGCTCGGCGCTGCGACCTCGCAGCTCGAGGAAATGGGCCGCGCCATGGGCAAGACGATCGGCGACGCTGCGGCCGAGGAGATCCGGGCAGCCCTGGCCGCAGCTGGCGTGGCCATGTCTGGCGGAAACGCAACCCTCGGCGGCACTACTGGCCCCGCTATGTCGGCCGAGGCCGCGGCCCGAGTCGCAGCTGGTGGCGGATCATTCGCAAGCGCCCTCTCCAGCACCTCTATCGCGCAGGCAATCGAGCGCGCCATCTTTGACTCTAACCAGCGTCTCGGGCGCACCGGGCAGGCAGTCCTACAATGACCAGCCCAGTAACGCACATCATTATCGGAGGCGTGAGCCTTGATCTGGCCGACGTCGAGTACCAGATCTCGGTCACTCATGGCCGTAATGACATTAAGTCTCAGCCCGAGGCCTCGACCGCCGTTATCGCCCTCAGAGGCTCGGAAGGCGTCTCGATTGACCTGGCCGCGACCGTCGATATCACTACCTACGGCTTCCGCAGGTTTACCGGCGAAGTGACGGACCTAGCCATCACTCATCTATCCTCGACCCCGCCGACGGCCATCACCACGATTACCTGCATCGGCAACCTTTCTAACCTGGGCTCGAGGATTACGGGCGCGTCTGGCTACGCCTCAGAAACCGTGTTCGACCGGGCCGAAGAAATCCTGACCGACTCAGGCGAAACCTTTCTAAACGGCGGAACTACCAGCCTCGAGCTCTACTCAGTCGCGGCCGGCAACGCACAGCCCCAGACCTGCCTAGACGGCCTCCAAGCCCTCGCCGAATGGTCAGGCGGCACCTACTTCGACACACCCTCGGGTGTCGTAGTCTTCGAGTCCTACGGCAATCGGGGC